GTCTCCGTCAGCATGACCACTCTCTGCACCACCAGCAAAGTTCTTCGCAAGTTCAAATCCAATAGACTTCATAAATTCAACTACGTCATTGACTTTTGGTGCGTCTTCGTTATAGTCAATGTGTTGCGCTTCAAGGATAACGTTGTTGACTTGTGCAAGTGTTTCAGTGGCACCTTTAAGAATGTCAATCTCTGCACCTTGAACGTCTAGTTTGATAAGTTGCGGAAGAGGCCAGTTGCGTTCTTTACGAAGTGTGTCGAGTGTCTTGCCAATACGATTTGTCGCATGTCCATCGTGATATGCAGACGTGTTCTCTTTATAATATGAGTTGCCTGCTGGCGATACACTGTTCTGATAGAATGTCAGTTCTTTACCATCTGTCTCTGTGAGAACTTCGATTGCATATGGTCCGACATCTTTCAAAACATTTTCTACAGAAGTCGTAGCGTCTACCATATAGATTTCAGAGTCACGCCACACCTGCTTCGCCCCTTTAGTCCAGTGACCCACACAGGCACCAATATCGTAGATAACGTCTGGTTTGACTTCTTGACGATATCGCATGTCAAAGAGGTATTCTTGATGTTCTTGCGGGATTAACTCTTTCTCTGACAAGTCTTTAAGTGCAGTCTTCGTGTCGGACTTCACACGGAACTTTGTTGAACCAATATGTTCACATTGAATATTCGTGTCTGTCCAGATTGTGAATCCTGTTCGTCTTGCTTTGAGACAGAAATAAACATCTTCTGAAACTGTGTTTGCATGGTCGATAGCAGACTGATAGAGGAAGTGTGGGTATTTTATCTTACGATAGACTTCACCTTTGATTAGAACACATCCAAACCCACAAGACGCAATAGGGATTACACCACGACCTTCAATTGCCCAATATGGGATATTCTCAACACCACCACGACCATTGTCTTGATAGACTTCTAGAATATGTTCATCTGGTTTACGTTGAATGTATAACCCAGAAATAATATCTTTATCTGCACGAATCATCTTGACAAGGGTATCACTAGGTAGTATAATATCACTATCGATATTGAAAACATAATCATAATTCTTACCCCAATCAGCAATAAGATTACGTATCTGGTCTACTTGGTAGCCATAGAAGAACTGTAGTTCTGTCGTGTATCCCTCTGGAACAATCAAATCATAGATAGACTTCATTGTATCTGTTTCAACATATTTATTTGTTGGGACTGCAATCAATATTTTCTTCATGTGTATATCACCATATTAGCATTACGATTTTGTTCTTCTGATCTAATCTTGTAGTCATTCAATGGGTTCTTGTCATTGTAGACTGCAACTATTTCCTTAACAGCAACAGGATTATACGATCTCTCTATTGTTTCGTAGAAGAGTGGATTATCTGCTCCTGCCATCATCCAATTGTCATTTTCATCCTTGAATACGTCTTCATCTAGATCAAGTGCAATCTCACCAGAGAATGTTCTAAGATGTGTATAAGGAATTCCCCAATTGAATTTGTGTTGTCGATACGACTTCTCAGATTTTACTTTAGAGGGGTAGTCTTGTGCAACCAATGGGATGTTATCCGCTAGACTCCACATAGAACCATAAGAGAAGTCGTATCCATTATTATATAGTGAATTGTAGTAATGCAGGATTGTGTTATTTGGAGTTAACCAATCATCACCGTCTAACAACATAACAATATCATCATACTTAACGTAGTTGTTGATAACGTCAATCTGATTTTGAATTGCACCCATATTACGTTTGTTTTTTTGAAGGAATGTGCGACTGCGAATGTCTTCTGACATTTCACTCATTACTTTTTCGATTAAGGCAACACCATTGTCTGTCGAATTATCATCAATCAAAACGTGAATGTAGTTGTCATAGTCTTGTGTTGCAACAGAACGGACATGATTTTCTAGATACTTCTCTGCATTGTAGAACGGAGAAATGATAACGATACGTCTCTGCTTACCATAAGACGAATAACGCATTGTTGTTTCTTTATTCAGAATGCGACGATTGAATACACGGTTGACTTTATCCGTAATCTCTGTCACTCTTCTGTATTCAGAAACATCCAAAAATTTTCCGAATACGCGATAGAAGTGTTGCTTCCATTCAAGAGCCACGCTATCCCAGCCGTAAACATCGTTGATTACTCCACACATATTTTGTTTTTGTTGGAGCAAGTATTTGTCGTTATACGCACGAACTGTTATATCAACGAAACTCTTTGTTTGTTCTTGTTCATTGATATGTGGGAACATTCCATTTGGAACTGCTGGATAGTTAATCTTGTAACATGCTTCTGTGAGTGCAGTTTCTTCTAACGCACCAAAGTTGCTTGTGATGATCGGCGTCTTGTATAGAAGAGATTCTAATGAACTGATACCAAACGTTTCGGGAAACGCTGGTGGGTATAACATGAACGAAGCATTCGCAAGAATTTCTGCAATCTCATACTGCGGAATGACACCTGTGAATTCTACGTCAAGTGATTTGATTGTTTCGTCCTGCATTAATTGACGAACTGTCTTCTCTTGTTCATCTGGTTCTGCGTTATCACGAAAACGATAGAACCCACCAATACATTTTAACTTAGCAGTTGGTATCTGTTTCTTAACTTCTGGCCAAATATTTTTGAGAAGAGGAATAAGACCCTTCGTCGCAGATGCATTGTATACAAACAAGTCTGAGTCTTTCTTGCTCAAATCAACTTCGTCAATCCATCTAACTGCACCGTTACGAGTTTGCCAGAATTTGTGCTTGACAACTTCATACATGCGTTTACGTTGACCGTGGTCATTGTTCATCACATAGTTTGTGTGAAAGTCTGATAGTGTAAATATCTGGTGAACGAAACCGCCAGTGACTAAAGGTTCGATGTATTCGTCGCCATCGCAGAATGTATCATGCATCCAAACGACACGATATTGGGCAGACATGACTAGTCCAACATATGGGTGATCTGACAGGAAAGGTTTAGTTGAACGTGACACGATAGCGATATCAAACGGTTCTTTGATCTCCTCACCGACTTCACTGTGGTCAACATAAGTCACACCATCGTAAACTCCAGGTGTTGCCTGTGAGTCTTTGCAACTGTTGATTACAGTAACATCGAATCCAATCTTTGAAAGTTCTTTCGACATTAGAATAACTGCGGACTCGGAACCACCAAGACCGCGTTTTGTCAACGTGCTTCCGTCATACGAAAGACCTAGAATATCGACTATCACGACACGCATTATATAACCTCACTTAGACATATGCAATATTTGTAGGAAGAGGTTTCTCTTCTTCTACTTTTTGTTCCTCTTGATTATATGTATACACATAACGCAAGTCCTTCATGGGGTCTGGATTTGTGCGCCAGAATGATTGTGTTGCGTATTGCTGAAACAAGTCTGGTGGTAGAATAGACTGTCTTGGTTTAAATTCTACTTTCTGTTTGACAGTGTGTAGACCTTCAATCTTCGCTTCTGTGTCATATTCATCCCATGTTCTGCCTACGTTATCGAAGTCGTGTTCGAAGTAAGGTTCTTCTAGATACTCATATACATATTTCATAACTTCTTTTGGATGCGAAGCGAGTGCGTCATACTCTAGATACATCGCACGATTTTTATCTTCCGAACTGATAAGGTGACTCAGTGACATAAGAGGTCCAACAACTCTACCACCAACGTTTGGATTTTCGCCCATCAACGCTCTAGTTCTTTCGTAGACAGACTTCAAGTCTTGATGGTCATATAGAGGTTTAGGTGAGTAAGGAGAGTTTCTAACAACACGTTCAAACGAGTCGAGAATCCAAGGAACCTCTCTAACGCAGACAATCATCTTCCATTTGTCACCATACAAATCATTTAACATCTTCGTGTCGGTAGTCCAACCGCGATTTGTGTTGAAGATTACTTCTTTGTCAACGTCTTTGTAATAAGAATCGACAACATCTTTGAGAAGGTCTTTCAGCCTATCTTCGCCTACAATTGCCCTCATACCAACATTCGTATTAGTCTCTTTGATGATAGCGTGTAGATATGATTGTAATGGATCACTGATATCAGAATGAAAACGTGGATTCTGATTTAGAATAGACGTAAGAAGAGTTGATCCAGCGCGTGGCAATCCACTGATGAAATTATATTTCTTATTTGTAGTCATCGTATTGTTTTTCCTCAATCAAGTCAGATTCGAGTGCAACGTTTATTTCTCGTTTTACTCTTGCTCTTTCATCATTTGTTATGTATACGGAACGTGCTAACTCAATAAACTCTTCATCGAATTGTTTGTTCTTTTCTTTCACTCTAATTCTATCTTCGATATCCCATAAAGACCTATTGATATCTTTCAACTCATTTCTTAATGTTTGAATTTCTGTAGACATATGTAGGGTGTTTAGGAGAGAGTTTAACGTGAAGTATTCTTTTCCCACATTCGACAATTTACTTTCATCTTGAATGTATTCCATTTTCAATTCGAGTATCGTAATCTTGTCGAGTAGTTCACCATCACTGATAGGAACGTTCACACTCATTTTGAAGGTACCTTAACGTCTTCTGGTTCCACTTTCTTGCCCATTACTTGATTGACAAATACTTGCAGAACGTCATTGGGGTCAACGAGAAGATTTCGTGGGTCTGCAACGTCCATCTTATAGAACGTGTTGTATTTACTCTTATCGTGGAAAGACATATTCTTATGGTGCGTCCAACCAAATTGTGTCCAACGAGTGTTGCCCCAGATAACTACACCTGGAACATTGACTGCCGCAGCAAAGTGTTGTAGACATGAATCGATTGCGATGAAACCTTCGGATAGTTTCAGGAGT